CTGCGCGTCTTTCAGTGGGTCGATCATCTCGAACTTGGGCGGTGTCCATGTCACCGCGTAGTCGATTTTGCTGATTTCCCCTGCGATGAAGGCGCGTTCGATAAACCGCCGCCACACGGGAGCGCACACTTTCGGGATGAATACCTGCCAGCGCAGCATCTCGATCAAGCTGCGGAACTCAAGCAACCCAGCCCGAAGCGAACTGTAATTCACTTGGGAAAGGTCGCCCGTCAGCTGCTCGTAAGTAATGCCAAGCCCTGCGGCTATCGCGTGCAGCTGCACCCGTTCGTAGGATTCATAGTTCCCGTCACTGGTGGGGTTGCCGAAGCGGATGTCCTCACCAGGATGCAGATACTCAATCATACCAGGGCGGAACTGTTCCACCCGCTGCGGTTCACCACTTGTGCCACCGCTGGCAGCTTTGTTCACCACATTGCCGACGATGGGTCCGTCCGCGCCGTTATTCTGCACCACGAAGGCAGCAAAGCAGGCTTCAATCTTTTTGCGCCACAATTCCGCATCATCATAGCCGTCAAGGTCGCGCATCCGCACCATCGAGGGGGCATAAGCCGTGACACCGCGTGTTTGACCAGGGCGGAGCTTGCGGAACACATGCACCACCATATCGGCAGGCACGCGCACGCTTTGAAAACGCGCCGAGCCAACAATCATTTCGCCAGGGTGTTGCGGCCACATCCAATAAGCCACACGGCGGTTTTGCTTGTCGAACTCAATGCCTTGGCGAATGGTGTTGCCGTTCTCGCCCACGGTGGATTTTGCCGTGTCGAGGAAATCCGCCTCCAAGATCTGCAACTGAAGCGGCACGCGCATGGTGCTGCTGAGTCCTCGATCCCGAAATAGAATGAAGCATTCGCCGCTTTCATACATGGCACGGGCGGCAAGTGCTTGAAGCCCGTAGAAATCCAAATCACCATCTGCATCACAGAACTGGCACCATTCATTCCATGCCGCCATGATCTGCTTATTCAGCCGTTCCGAACTGGTGCGAGCCTGCGCGGTGATGCCTGTGCCGATAGCATTGCCGACGAAAATCTCCACCGCCTTGCTGCCATAGCAATTATTTCGCACCAAATCGCGGGAACGCTCGCGCAGGCGGTTGCCAGCACTGCTAATTTCTGCATTGGCCGAAGTGCCGCTGGTCACCCAATCGTCAATCCGCCTGCCAGTTTTCGCGCCTTCATAGCCACGCGCCAGCATATCCATTGCGATTCTGGCTTGCTTCCGCTTGAACGCCGATTGTGGGGAAAACACCCCGATAATGTCATCAATCCACATGGCTAATCCCTCACAAAACTGGCGAAGCTGGCGCGGCTGGTCGGTGTTTGCGCGTCAGCATTCAGTTGGTTACGGATTACGTCGCGGAGCTTTATCATCTCGTCGAGCGAGTGGTAGCGCACCGACTTATCGCCCGTGCGTACCTCAAGCGTGCCAGAGGCGATTGCCGCTTCCAGTGCGTCCAATTGTGATTGCGTAAATGCCATTGTTTACCTCGATAGCCAGTTGTCCATGCGTGGAATCCACGCTTGGTTTTGTTGGTTCTTAATGTCTTGATCCATTTGCTCTGGCGTGATGCGCGGCGCGTTTTCCAAATCCTCGGCGAGCTTGGCGAGGTTTGGATTGAGTAGCTTGAAGGCCGCCAGCGCATACACCGTGCAGTCCAGCACCTCATTTCGGGCGCGGGTTTTAATCCATTCCCGTTTTGAAACACCTTTTGCAAAGCGCGTGACTTGCTTTTCACCCGTCAGCTGCAAGAAATACTCGCGGTCACGTTCCAGCGGAAAATGGAAGTAACCCGCCCCAGGCTCGGTGAGCCGAAGGCGGCTGAAAATGACTTCCTTCGCCGTATCTGTGCCGATAGGATAGAGCCGCAGCTTGTAGCGGTTGTTCTTGCTCGGCCGTCCCACCAGAGGTTTCGCCGTTTGGCTAATCCCCTTGATAGCGAACACGCCGCGCACCGCACGCGCACCACAAAACTCATACACCGCTTGCGTATGGTGACCGCCAGAGTCCACGCACACGCAGGCGATATTCAGATTCACGCCCAGCTTGCTGCGGATAGGTTGCAGCAGAAACGCATCCAGTTCCTGCCACACCATGCTTTGCGCTGGATCACCGTAAAACACGCGGTAATCCAGTGACCAACATTCTTCACCCAAGCCCCAGCCTTTGACTTCCACCTCAAGGCGGTCGCCTTGCACGTCCACCCCAGCGGTGACCAGCACCACGGGTTCGGGCGCATCCTTGCCCCAGCTTTCCTTGCGCTGGAGCAGCACATCCGCCTCGACGCTTTCGCCGCTTTCCTCCCACGTTTCACCGAGTGAGGTATTCACCCATGTTTTCAGGGTTTCGGGCAGTTTCTTGGCTTTTAAGAACTCCGCCACCATCTGCGCAAATGTCACCCACGGGCTGTAAAGCTCGTTGAGGTGAAAGCCGACCACGCCGTTAAACGGAGCTTCAGCAATCCATTCGCCTTTCAGCAACATATCGGCCTTGTCAGCATCACCGATGATGCAGCCGTTATGCTCGCAGATGTAGGCAGCCGTTTCAGGCTTGTGCTTTTCGTCACCGTCTTTCGGGTCGCCTTGCTCCCATTTGACTTGCTGCCATTTCAGCGTTTGCTTCTCACCACACTGAGGGCAAGGCACATAAAACCGCCGCTGATCGCTTTGCTCAAACGCCGATTCAATCCGACTTGCCCCCTTAATGGTGGGGGTGGAAGTCAGCAGAATCTTGCGATTCCAAAAGGTCGTGGTGCGCTTTTTCGCCAAGCTCACGGGGTCACCTTCCGTGCCAGCTGAGACAGGATAGCGATCCACTTCATCACACAGCACCAGCCGAATCGGGCGTGATGCCAGTGATGCAGGCGAATTCGCACCCGCCATCGTGATGTGGCCACCAGGGAAGCGTTTATGCAGTAACGTGTTGCCAGAATCCCGAGTGCGCGGGTCTTTCACCAATCCTTTCAAAACGTAAGTATCGCGCAGCATGGGCGCGAAGCGGTCTTTGCTCCATGCTTCCGCCATCTCAAGCGTCGGCTGCAACAGCAGGATCGGCGACGGGTCGAGATGGACGTTGTAACCGATGATGTTGTTAATAATCTCCGTTTTGCCCACCTGCGCCGATGACATGATGACCACCATCTCGGTGCGGGGGTCGTTCACTGCATCCATCATTTCCCGCTGATACGGGGCGCGGTCGGTGTGCCATTTGCCAGGTTCTGCGCTGGCTTCGCTGCTTAGAAAGCGGTATTCATCCGCCCACTGGCTCACCTTCAGCCTCGGCGGGGGCTTCAAGTGTTTCAGTGCGCGTTTCAACGCCTTCTGGCCTGATTTGTTGCTCTGGGTCATAGCGTGCGAGTTCCGTTAATGCGTCGCACACCAGATCGCGCAGGCTCTGTTCGATCGCGTAAAACTCCTTGAGATGAAGCACCAGGTGCGCCGCACGGGTTGGTACAGCGAGCATTCTTGCGCGAAAGGTGGCCAGCAAACTTGCCCAAAGCTCCTCCGCTTCATCTGCGGAAATGAGCCTTGCACGCATCATATCCAGTTCCATTTGCGCTCTATCGGCTTGCAGCCTGAGAAGCCTGCCGCGTTCTGCGTACATATCCACCGTGCCAGTGTCCTTGCCAAAAGCACGGGCTTGCAGGTAGCCGATATAACCTTGAACACATCCCACCAGATCGTATTTTCCCTTTTCTGGTTTCGGGATGATGCAGTCACGGGCGAGCTGCTGCACGCGCCGTTCCGTCAAGTTCAAGAACCGCGCAATGACGGCGACTTTGTATAAAAGTTGCATGATATTTTTCTCATTTAGTCACGATCCACCCAGCGAAATCGCCGAAGCGGAACCATTGCACTGCATCGTCACCCAGCATGGCGGGGTCGAGCGGTCGTTGAACGCCTGATAGACTGAGTTCTTTAGCGATGACGCTTTCCGCATCCACACCAGCGGCAATCTTTCCCGCCAGTGTCAGCCGCCAGAATACGGTTGCTTCATAGCCTGTTGCCGCCTCGCATTTATCGACGATCAGCAACGCACCACCTGGCTTGATGAGAGATTTAAGATAGTCGATAAACTCCTGCCGTTTGCCGACGGGCAGAAACATCAACACCAGATAGCAAATCGCCAAGTCATAAGGCTGGAAGCGATAATCAAGCGCGTCGATCTGCACCAACTCACCAGGGGCTTTATACCTCGCGCACATTTCCGCGCTGGATTCGATACCCACCAGCTTGGCTTTGCGCTCGACAATCGTTTCTTCAATCGCTTGGCCTATGTTGCCAGTGGACGCGCCGATGTCATACACCAGCCCATTTTTGGGGATGTAATGACGGGCGATGTGCGCCAC